TTTTCTATTTGCTTTTCAGCATGAAGATGTATTTCTTCTTTTGTTTTTAATTCCGTTTCTTTCATTCGCATTTCATTTTATGATGGTAAATACTAATACTTTCCTTTTCCTTATAGTGTTTAACAATTATTTCGTTAGCTAATTCCCATTCAGCGCAGCCTGTCCTTTTTATTTCTTCAAAGAATTTATTTTTAGTGATTCCCTTTAAAAAGGTTGTAACCCTTGCTTTGTGTAGGGATTGTTTTTTATTAATATCTTCTATTGTAGATTTTTTAGGCATATCTAAATATATTTTTAGGGTTCTCTAAATTTTGTTCAAATATAATATTTTTTATTATGTATGTAACAAAAACAATGATAAAAAACATTATCAACTTATTTTTGTTTTGTGAACTTAAAATTTACCAACATATCCAATGATAATGCTACGATACTTTTATATAAGCATATCGGAAATGATGAACATTTAGGTTACGGTATAGATGGTTCTTTGATTGCTTCTGAAATTAACTGGCTTAATGAAAATTATCCAACACTAAAAAACATTGATGTAAAAATCAATTCAATTGGTGGTTCTGTTCCGGAAGGCTTGTCTATTTGTTCAGCTATTTTGGATTCTACTATACCTGTAACAACCTGGAATAGTGGAATGGCTTATAGTATTGCCGGAGTTATTTTAATGTGTGGCAGTAAGCGTAAAATGGCAGATTACGGAACGTTTATGATGCACGAAGCTAATGGGAATAAGAATGAAGATATTTTAAACTTAATCACAGATTCATTAGCAAAGATTTTTGAAAAAACAACTTATTTGACATTAGAAAAATGTAAAGAGTTGATGAGTAAAGAAACATGGATGAGTGCAGAAGAATGTATGACAATGGGGTTAATAGATGAAATAACCACAACAAACAACAAAAAACCTGCAATAACAAACACTTTAGAATTGCATACTTTTTACAATAAATACATAAATAAAAAACAAATGTTAAAATTAACCAACCTTTTAAAACTTTCCAATGATGCTTCTGAGGATTCTATTGTTGAAAAAGTTGAAGCGATCACAGCCGAAAAAGAAACAGCCGTTTCTGAAATGGACGAACTTAAAAATGTTAATGCTGAGTTAAAAGCAAAGATAAAAGTTTTTGAAGATGCTGAACTTGCAAAAGAAGTTGAAGCAAAAACAGCAGTAATTGAAAACGCTGTAAAGGAAGGTAAAATTACAGTTGAAGCAAAGGACATTTGGAATGTAAGCCCGATAAAATCTGTTGAGTTAAAAAATCTTTTCGATTCTTTAAAAACTACTCCGGCTTTTGTTGATGTTTTGGATGCTGCAAAAATTATAGATAAAGCAGATGACAGAAGCACTTGGGATTACACAGCTTGGGAAACTAAGGATTCAAAAGGTTTGATGGAAATTGCAAACTCAAATCCAGTTGAATACAAAAGACTTGTTGATACAATCAAATTAGGAATCGCTTCAAAACGTTAATAATTATGGAAAGCACATTTAGAGCAAATCCGGGCGTTGATACACTTTATGATTTTGGTGATGGAAATGCTTTTGTGAGTAAAGCAAGAGCGTTAGAGCATGGTAGAATCGTAAAAAAAGAGTTCAAAGTGATTGAGCGTAAGGATTACGAAAGTGAAGTAAAAGAAGTAAAAAAAGAAGAAATAATTTTGGAGGTTCCAAAAGTAAAAGAAAATAAATCTAAAAAATAAAAAGATATGTCAGTAAGATTTCCTTTCGGGAGTGGGCCCGATACAAACATCTCCAACATTGGAGCATTAGAAGTGGTAACAGGGTTAACTGTTGCTGAATTTGGAAACGAAAGTACCCATAAAACAGTGTTTACATTAGCAGCTATGCCTGCTGGATCTGCAACAGGAGCAGCAGCACTTGGATTCGGAACGCTTTTATATACATTCCCTGCCGGAGCCTGTTTGATTAAATCATCTAAAATTGATTTAGCATTGCAAGGTACTGGAACAGTTGATGCTGACACTCCTGACTTAGGTCTTGGAACTGTAATCGCTTCCGGTGTGGTTTCTGTATTAAGCGGGACAGCTACATTTGAGAATATTTTAACAGGCCAAACAATGAATGACTGTAATGCAACAGCGGAAGTTAAATCTGCAAAAGCAACATCTTCACCTTTTGAATTAGTAGTTGAAACAGCAGACGCACATACTTTGCATTTAAACATTGCAGATACTTGGGCTGGAGCAGATGATTTACTTGCAACTGGAACAATCACAATTGAGTGGGCTTTTATCGGATAATTAAACAAAAAAATAAATTAAATAAACAAAAAATACCATGGCATTAATACAAGAAATTTGGGTTAAGGATATCCAAAACTCATTAAATGAAAATGCGGATTTTCTTCCTTATTCAGTAGATCATTCAGCGTACATAGCATTCGGAACGGTTCACATTCCACAGTCAGGAGCAAATCCATCTGTAAATGTAAATCCAACAGTATTCCCTTTGACAATAGGTCAAAGAACTGATACAGACCGCACCTATGCAATGAATCAGTTTGCTTTAGATCCGTTGCTTATCACTAACATTGATGAGTTACAAGTGTCTTATGATAAACGTCAATCGGTTATAGGTCAGCAATTATCTACTTTAACTCAAACAATTGGTAATCGTGTTGCTGTTAGTTGGGCTGCAAGTGGTACTGCTAATATCGTTTTAACTACTGGAGCTGCAACAGGTGCATTACCTCCAAGCGGAACCGGAACACGTAAAAAAGTTGAACTAATCGACATTGCAAATCTTGCTAAGAAATTGGACAAAGATAATGTTCCTGCAAAGGGGCGTAAATTGCTTATGAATTCGGATATGTTTTGGGAATTACACACAATTTCTGACGTAGTAAGAGCTTCTTACAATGGATTCGCTTCAAACGTTTTACAAACAGGAGTAGTTTCTCAATTGTTTGGGTTTGATATTATGGTACGCCCTACTGTTGCAGTATTCACAAAAACAGGAACAACTGCAAAAGCGATTGGAGTTGCAGCAGCAGCAGATGACCGTTTAGCTTGTATCGCATTTCACCCATCTACTGTATGTAGAGCAGTTGGTGCAATGACACCATATTTTGATTCAGGAAGCAACGGAAACGGTAAGCCTGAATACTTAGGTTCTGTTTTTAACATGGATGTAATGTTAGGTTCTGCAATCATGAGAGATGACATGAAAGGTGTTGCTTCTTTGATTCAGGCTTGGGTTTCCTAATCAGTTAGGTTAAAAATTAATTTACAAATATAAAAGCCCCTACCTATTCGTAGGCAGGGGCTTTTTAATAAAACATAAAATGGCCTTACCAAATATAAATTTCGTTCAATCAACAAGTGGTTTAGGTAGAGCATTACCGGGAACTGATTATGTTAGTGGAATGATCCATTACTACCCAACAGGTAGAACATTGCCTACTGGCTTTACTGCTTCCGATAGAATTAAAAAGGTTTTTTCTGTTGCTGATGCTGTTGCTTTAGGGATTACAAACGCTTCTTTAGGTGCAACAAAATCAACTGCTACGTATTCAGTAACAACTAAAGCGGTTGTAGCTGATACTTTTGTTTTGACTTGCAATACTATACTTGGTGCTAAATTAGGTACTCCAGTAACATTATGCAGCTTTACAGCGGTTACAGCGGATGCGGTAAGTATTACAACTACTGCTGATCGTATTTCTTTAGAAATAAATGCAGGAACAGCAACACATGGCTTTACGGCTTCTAATGCTGTTGGTGTTGTTACAATATTTGGACCCGGAAGTCAAGGTGTATTCTTAAATACCGGCACTCCTTATGTAGTTACAATTGTTGGTTCTTTGGCTGGTACATTAGTACAGAATGTTGTTGTAGGCATTGCCTCATTCATTGATATTCTTTATTATAATATAGCTGAGTATTTCAGATTGCAGCCTAAAGGTGAGTTGTACGTTGGGCTTTACGTAGAAGAAACTACTTATGCTTTTGCTGACATGACTACAATGGTTAATTTTTCAGCAGGAACAATAAAACAATTTTCTGTTTATCAAAATAACGTAGCATGGACTAATTTACACCCGACAGCTTTACAAGCAATTGCAACAGCTAATACAGCAGTGTTTAAGCCTATCCAAATCGTTTATACTGCTGAAATAAGTGGTACAGCTTCTGTTGCATCTTTAGTTGATGTATCGGCTTTGGTTGCACCAAATGTAAGCGTATCAATTGCACAGGATGGATATGCAGAAGGGTATCACATTTTCAAAGCTACCGGGAAATCAATTGGTTCAGTAGGTGCTTTGCTTGGTGCTATCTCTTTTGCAGCGGTAAACGAATCAATTGCATGGGTTCAAAAGTTTCAAATGTCTAATACTGAACTTGACACTATTGCGTTTGCAAACGGTCAGCTTTACACAGCTTTAGCGGATTCACAATTTGAAAGCCTTAACAATTACGCTTATTTGTTTTTGAAAAAACACATTGGAATTGATGGATCATACTGGAGTGATTCAAAAACGGTTGTAGCTTATACTTCCGACTATTCGACTATCGAAAACAATCGTGTTTACCAAAAAATTACAAGAGGTGCAAGAGCAGCATTGCTTCCGGCTTTGAGTTCACCCTTAAAAGTGAATGCAGATGGAACTTTATCTTCTGCTACAATTGCATACTTTGAAACACTTGCAAACACGCCTTTAGAAGCGATGGAAGCAGCAGGGGAATTATCAGCACATAAAATAATCATTAATCCGGCACAGAACGTATTATCTACATCTACTATTGAATTGACATTACAAAATGTACCAATGGGAGTTGCAAGAATAATCAAAGTTAATGTTGGATTTGTAAAATCAGTATAAAATGGCCACATCAATATTACCGTTAATCAACGGAAAGAGTTACGAATTTGCAGACATCACTTGTATTGTGTTGGGTATTCCTATTGTTGGTATTACTTCAATTGAATACGGTGAAGAATCTGAAACTGAAAATATCTATGCTACTGGTAGATTTCCTGTAAGTAGAGGTGTTGGTCGGGTTCAACCAACTGCAAAAATAACAATGCTAATGGAGGAAGTAATGAATATTGTATCTGCTTCACCGAATGGTAGAATTTATGATGTTCCTGAATTTGATATTATCGTAGCGTTTACGGATTTATCATTAATCCCGGTAGTACACAAAATTAGAAATGTGAAATTTAAGAATAACAAAATCAGTTCATCTACCGGAGATACTTCCGTACCGATTGAAATGGATCTTGTTATTTCTCACATTGAATGGCAATAAAATAATAAATTAAAAACAAAGCAAAAAAATGAATCCAGTTATTAATCAAGATCAAAGTGTTTTAGTTCAAGAACTGAAACAAAAGTACGGAACGGTTTACACATTAACAGTTCCAACGAATGACGAAGAAACAGAACACGCTACTGTTTACCTTAAAAAAGTTGATAGAGTGATCTATGCAAGTGTTTCAAAGTTGATTCAGAAAGACGAAATGCAAGGGATTGAAAGCCTTTTAAAAAGTCTTTATATTGGAGGTGATAAGGTTGAAAAAATTACCGATAATTTCGATGCTTTAAGAAGCGCAGAAGTTTCACTTCGTCAAATACTTTCAGTAAAAGAAGGCTCTTTAAAAAAAAATTAGAGTTAGCAAAAAAAAGTTTAGAAGCGGATGAGGTGGCAAGAAAAAATGCACTTATCCGCTTTTATTTTAAAGTTGATCCTAATTCATTGAGTGATACCGATTGGTGCAATTTCTACGAAGAAATAATCTACGTTTTAAAATTTAACGGTACAATACAAGAAAAATAAATGAGCAATACCGGTGTAGAATATCAGTTAAGCCTAAAGGATTTATTTACTCCTAAAATAAACAAGGCAGTTTCATCAACTGAAAAATTAAACTCTATTGTATCTACAACAGGGCGTACTTTAGGCAGTTTGGGCGGCGCTTTAGGTGTTGGGCTTGGTGTTGCTGGTATCGTTTCTTTTGGTAAATCGGTTGTTGATTCTTTAGTAAACTACGAATATTTTTCTGCTTCCCTTCGTACCTTAATGAAAGGGGATGCTTTGGCTTCAAAGGCTTTAGAAGGGCAGTTAGTTTCTTTGGCTGCAAAAACTCCATTTAGTTTAAATGAAATCCAGGATGCAACTAAGCAGTTAATGGCTTATGGTTTCGCAGGTGGTGAGGTTACAAAGAACATCGGAATGCTTGGAGATGTTGCAAGTGCTTTGAAAATTCCGTTTCAAGATATCGCATACTTATACGGAACATTAAAAACACAGGGAAGGGCATACCAAAGAGATATTTTACAATTCCAACAAAGAGGTATTCCGGTAGTTGCTCAATTAGCAAAACAATTCGGAGTATCAAAAGAAAAGATTTCCGAAATGGTTTCGGCTGGTAAAGTTGGTTTTCCGGAGGTTGAAAAAGCGTTTCAATCAATGACAGCGGAAGGTGGTATGTTCTTTAATATGATGACAGAGCAAAGTAAAACGGTAGGCGGTCAGATTAGCAATATGGGGGATAATTGGGAACAACTGAAAGTTAATATCGGTAAATCTCAAACAGGAATAATTGCCGGAACTGTTGCTTTTATGAATAGTATGGTTTCAGCTATGTCAGGTGCTTTTGAGCAGTCTAACAAAATGGATGAAGCCATTAAGAATAACGGAGGTGCTGGGTTTTCCTTTTTTGATGGTGGAGCAGAAAGCAGAGCCTATAATACGTTAAACGCTTTTGATACATACGTTGCTCAGTCTGAAAAATCACTACAAAAGGCTTTAGATGCTAAGTCAAGAATACACTACGCAATGTCATCTATTTACAAGCAGTTTGCCGGCGGTAAAATAACGCAGGATGAGTTAAAAAATCAAATAGCAATAGCAAAATATACTCTTAATTCAGTTCAAGGAAATGTTGATTTGTTTGGCAAAAAAGGTGAAGTTGCAAAACCAACAGGATTAGAAAGTTCGCCAGGTAGTGCAGGAAGTAAAAGTTCCGGAACATCCAGTACAACAGTTGAAGCACGTGGAGCGCAAAACTTTAATATTTCAATCGATAAGCTAATTGAGAAATTAGAATTTCATACCAACAATTTAAAAGACAGTTCAAGTACAATAAAATCAGAGGTTACAAAAGCAATGATTGGGGCGGTTAATGATTTTCAAATAATGGCAACTAAGTAAAATGGCAATAAATTTTAAAATAGGCAATCCGGTACAACGTGTTTCTGCTGAAAATCTTATAAAAGGTTTTGGGCTTCCAATTGTTAAACGTGCTTTTATAAATGCAGGAACAATAAAAGAAGATAGACCGGATGCTGTCAGTTTGTTTGGTACACCTCTTTACGGAACTGTATTTTTAGAATCACCAGCTTATTTCAATTATGAGTACGATGATTTCTTACAGGAATATAAAGCGGTTGCTGTAATTCACCCTGAAAATAATAAACAGATTGGCGATAAATACGGATGCTTTATTGAAGGGGCTATAATTGAAATAAGCCAAAACAGAAACATAGTTACAACCACTATATCCGGAATGGATGGAACGGTAAAAGAGTTTATCAATAACGGAGATTATAATGTAAGTATTAGAGGCTATTTTGCTTCTAAAGATCCGGATGTTTACCCGGCTGTTGATGTAAGGACTTTAAGCAATTACTTAAAAACTCCGGTAGCTTTAAAAGTTACAAATATTTTCCTAAATGATTATTTTGGGATTACTGATATAGTGCCGGTGTCTTATTCTTTTCACCAACAAGAAGGTGTAAGAAATGTACAATATTTTGAAATTCAATGTTTGAGTGATATTGCTTTTGAAATAAAAGAAAACGCTGTAAATGCTTAGACTTAGACAGGCTATAACAATCACTCAGGTATCAACGGCTTCACTCGTAAGGAATAAGGTGTTGTACTTTCCATTTGTGCATGAGGTAAGCGTAGAAAAATCGTTTGACGATCAAACACAAACGGCAAAAGTAGTTTTGCCACGTAACTTAAAATATCAGGATCAAAATTTATACGAAGGTGATAATTCATTAATAAGCAGAGGTGATAAAATAAAAATAGAATCCGGTTACCATCCAAATTTAACGGTAGATTTTGAAGGGTACATTTCAAAGATTAGTAATAACATACCTGTTGAATTGCAATGTGAAGATGGAATGTATTTATTAAAACAGGAAATAAGCCCCAATTTATCATATTCAAATGTAAGCCTTACAACGCTTTTAAAAGATATGATTGGAACTGTTACCACTTATACAAGTATTGAAGCTACGTTGGGGCGTGTACGTATTAAACAGGCAACTATTTCAAAGGTGTTAAACGTTTTAAGAACTGAATTTGGTTTGTATTCTTTTTTTAGAAATGGAATTTTAAAAGTAGGATTACCTTATTACGCTCCAGAAAAAACACAAACATTTTTATTTGAACATGATATTATTGAAAATGATTTGATGTACTTAAAAAGTACTGATGTTAAAATACAGGTAAAAGGTGTTTTGATTCCATTAACAGGCGATAGAACTGAAAAAATATACGGAGATACAACAGGCGATTTACGTACATACTTTCAATATGGTGGAACAATTGCAGAACTCGATCGGGCGTGTGGCGTTTTTCTTGAAAACAATAATTATACAGGTTACTACGGTTCGTTTACTACTTTTTTAGAGCCTAAAATGAATCCCGGAGATCATGCAATTTTGAACAGTTATAAAATGCCTGAGCGCAATGGTACGTACTTAATAAAATCGGTTCATGCTTCATTTGGAATAAATGGAGGTCGGCAAAAAATTGAATTAGAAAGGAGGGTTTTATAATGTCAGAAAATAGCGATTTATCGGAAGCAATAAAACAGCTTGGAGGGTTTAATGATTTAGAATTTGAGAGTAAAATTTGTGTTGTTTCTGAAATTGATTTAACTGAAAATACTTGTACTTGCACCCCTGTTGACGGAACAGCAAAATTTTTCGATGTTGATTTGAGCCAAAACCTATCAAAAGGGTTTTTATTAATTCCTGCAAATGGCAGTAGGGTTGTATGCGCTCAAACAAGCGAAACGACAGCGTATATCAGCATGGTTAGCGATGTATCACAGGTTTATATTGCAGGAGATGTAAACGGTGGCTTAGTTAAGGTAGTTGATTTGGTTACGAAATTAAACAACATTGAAAACGCTTTTAATACACATTTAGCAGCCTATACAGCACACGTTCACGCAGGAGTAACGGCAGGTATTGGAGTAACTGGAATAACAACACCAGCAACAAACACATTAACACCAACAGTAAGATCAAACATTGAAAATACAATCGTAAAACATGGCAACGGCTAAAGATATTTTATTGACAGAAAACGAATATGATTTTACCGGAGGTGATTTCAATATTGGCGATTCCGATACTCAACATACTCAGGATATTATTTTTGAATCGGTTGGGGCCTACAAGCAATATCCACTGGTGGGCGTGGGGATAGTAAGCTATTTAAACTCATCCGGAGCGCAATTGGTGCTTAGCAGAGAAATGCAAATACAATTAGAAACGGATGGTTATTTAGTGAACGAAATTTTCTTTGCAACAAATGATGTTTCTGAATTTACCGTAGATGCTGTACGTAATTAATGAGAATGAAAATATTTATGATGTCGCTATAAAATTATATGGTGATCCTGTTTTTGCGCTTCAAATAGTCATTGATAATAGCGATGTAATAAATTTAGCAACGGTAAATATTTCAGGAATTGAAATAAATTATGATGAAACTGTAAAGCAATCGTTATCTCGCTTTTTAGAAATTTCTGATCCTGTAATTTCAGATTTCGTTTATGAATACACCGTAAAAAAAGGGCAGTCTATTTATGATTTAGCTATCATGTGGGGATATGGGATTGAAAATGTAGTTGAATTTTTGCAGGATATAAATATAAACGACATTGAAGAATCTATTGTAAATAGAACTATCAATGTAACAAAAACAAAAACAAATTTATCGGATTATATAAATTTGCAAAACAAGGTATTATCGACAGATATCTCGCTTTCAGTAAACGGAATATTAACAGATGATGGAGATCCGTTATTAGATGATGATGGTTTTTGGCTTAATGTAGATTAGAAAAAATATGAAAAAAATACTATTATTATCAATTTTAATGAGTTCTTTTTGCTTTGGTCAAACTAAGGTAAAGGATTTACCAACCACTACCACAGGAACGGTAAATGATTACCTTATAAAAGACTATTATACTGGTGCAGCAGGATCTACCCAAAAAATAAAAGTATCTGATTTTATTTTGACTTACCCGGGGTTACGTGGAGATGTTGGATTTACAGGAGTTACTGGTAATAGTGGGAATACAGGCACAACCGGAGCAACAGGCTCAACCGGAGCGACAGGCAGTACGGGTTCAACAAGCAATACAGGAAGCACAGGCGCAACAGGTTCAACAGGTGCAGCTGGAACCAATGGAACTAATGGAACGAATGGAACTAATGGAGTTATCGGCTCAACTGGCTCAACTGGTAGTACGGGAATTGCTGGTACGAATGGTACTAATGGCACAAATGGAGTTATAGGAAGCACAGGCGTGACAGGTTCAACTGGTTCTACTTCCAATACAGGGAGTACAGGAAGCACTGGTTCTACTGGTAGTACATCAAATACTGGTGCAACAGGTTCGACAGGTTCAACTGGATTTGGATATGCAGGCCTTACTTCTACTACATCATTTTTAATTGGTACTGGCAGTAAAGCATTTACAGTCAACCTATCATCAACAGCTACGGCATTTGCGGTTGGTAATAGAGTTCGTATTGCATACACTACAACTCCTGCAAACTATATGGAAGGGGTTGTTACAGCTTATACAGGAACAACATTCACCGTAAATGTTGATTTAATTGGAGGTAGCGGTACATGGGCATTGTGGAATATTAGTATTACTGGAGAAGTAGGAACAACAGGGAGTACAGGTAGCACTTCAAATACAGGCTCAACAGGTGCGACAGGAAGTACAGGTTCAACAAGCAATACTGGCAGTACTGGTTCTACTGGAAGTACGGGAAGCACTTCTAATACAGGTTCAACAGGAGCTACTGGAAGCACAGGTAGTACTGGTTTTACTGGAGCGACTGGTAGTACAGGAAGTACTGCAAATACTGGAAGTACGGGAGCAACTGGCAGCACAGGGAGTACATCTAACACAGGTAGTACTGGTTCTACTGGAAGTACAGGAGCTACTGGTGCTGATGGTGCTTTAACAGCTTGGTCATTATTAGGTAATGCAGGAACAGTAGCAGCTACTAATTTTATAGGAACTACCGATGCGATAGGTTTCACAATTAGAACCAATAATTCTGAAAGAATTAATGTCTTATCAACTGGATTGGTTGGATTAGGAGGGATTACTCCAGTAACAAGACTTGAAGTGCTCCCAAGTACAGCTAACAGTTCAATAAAAACAGGAGGAATTGAAATTCAATCTTTCGGAGTTAATGATGGATGGATAGGTCAAAATATGTTTTATAATTTTGGAAATAAATACAGAGCCGATGGATATGCGCATAGTATTAATTTTAATTCAGGAGATATATTGTTTAGAAATGCAATAAGTGGTTTAACGGGCAATGCAGCTGCTTTGACTACATATATGATAATAAAAAACACTGGCAACGTAGGTATAGGAACAGCAGCACCATCTGGAAAGTTAAATGTATTAGCTACAACTGAACAATTACGATGTGCTTATGATGTTTCTAACTACTACTCAACAACTGTAGCAAGTACAGGAGGTGTAACATTCAATGCCGTTGGTGCAGGTAGTGCTTTTACTTTTAGTGATGCGGTTACTTTTCCAACACCGTTCACATTAGGAGCAACGAGCGTAACCACAACAGGAACTCAATTAAATTACTTAAATGCTGCAACAGGGTTAACAGGCACAGGCAGCGTTGTTTTGCATACTTCCCCGACTTTAGTGACACCATTATTAGGAACTCCGACATCAGGGGTATTAACTAATTGCACAGGAATAGCAACAGGTTTAACTGTTGGTAATTTATCGGGCGGTTTAGGTGGTCAAGTCCATTATCAAAGTGCGGTTAATACAACTGCTATGTTAGCCAACGGAACGGCTGGGCAGGTTTTAACAAGCGCAGGCACTACATTATCGCCAACGTGGGCAAGTCCTATAGTTTACGAAGCATCTTTAAGTTTATCGTCTGCTCAGATTTTGGCTTTAAATAGCACACCAATAGAAGTTGTAGCAAATCCCGGAGCAGGAAAGTATATTGATATTATTTCAGCAACAGCAGAGTTAACTTATGTTAGTGCAACATACGCCACAAACACTTCTTTAATTTTAATAAATACAGGGGCAAATAATTATCAATTATTAAACGGTGCATCGCTTGCTTCAACTGTATCGACAACTTATAAATTTACTTATCCTGGTTTTGTCGGTGGTGCAAGCACTCAAATTATTGGCAATACAGCCGTTAATGTTTCTGTTTTAACAGGCAATCCAACAGCAGGAAATGGTACAGTAAAAATCAAGGTAATCTACCGTATCGTAACAATATAGTAGCGCAATAGTGCGCATAAAGAGTTTAAACAAATAAAATGTAAAGCGTATGAGTTCGGAAGCCGAAAATTATGTAACAGTTATATTAAGTCCAATAGCGATGATAACAGGCTATATTGGTTTGACATTAACGGATTTTGATTTAATATTAGCGATTATTTTCAAGTTCGTTTCAATCGTTTCTGTGGTTTTAATTGTTTGTGTTAATTGGAAAAAAGGTATTGGACAGATTAAAGAATGGTTGAAATGAACAAATTACAAATAGCAATTTTAGAAATCGGAAATCAGGAAATACCACTAAACAGTAATTGGGGTATTCACGTTGAGAAGTACCTTAAATCGGTAGGTATTAACTTTCCGGCATCATGGTGCGCAGCATTCGTTTATTGGTGTACGGAACAAGCGCAACCTGTAAACTCTTTAATTAGAACCGCAGGAGTATTAAACCAATGGAATAAAATAGATCCAAAATTTAAGTTTTCAGAACCTAAGCAAGGTGATATTTTTATAATGGATTTTGGCAAAGGGTTAGGGCATACTGGCTTTGTTGAATCAATTGAAGGCGATAATATACATACGATTGAAGGTAACGCCACAACAGTGTCAGGAAGTCGGGAAGGTATCGAAGTTTGCAGAAAGACACGTAAAATATCAAACTGTAAAGGGTTTATAAGAATATGAAAAAAATAAAAGCAATTTATGAAGTGTACGGTAAAATCAAATCAATTAATCAATTATTAAAACAATTAGAAACTATGAAAAATTTTAAAGACAAAGCAACAAATGTATGTGGTATCGTTTTATTCCTTGCAGGTATCGTGGCAACATTAGTAACGGCAGGAGTAGCATTGCCAGCAGTAGTAATAACAGGAGCAACGGCAGGGGCAGCGGTGGCTGGTAGTGTAATTGCTTACCTAACTGGAAAAGATGCAACAGGAGCAATCAAAACACCTGAAAGCGTAGATAAATCCACCAACTAAAACAGTAGTTGAAACGAATACCCCTCTGTAATTAATAGAGAGATTCAGCACGTACCCTAAATGCAATCGTAACGGTAGGATCAAGTTTTTTACGACCTGATCCTGCACGTTTACCGCCACGATTTTCCATTTTCTTTTTTACCACTTGGTTAATTGGTTTTTATATCACGCATTGGACATTTTATAGATTTACAATCATTAAAATCTTTTGTCATGCATTTAGGGCAATGATAATCTCCATTATTTGGATTCATTATTGGTATTCCTGCGCTATATAAAAGTTCATAAATATTTTTTTTATTTTTATCACTCATTTCTTTTTAGTATAAATAAAGTAAATAATTTGCCATATTAAAAATAGTGACAGCGGAATTACTAACGAAAGCATAAACGCTAAATTTTCACTATATTTCATTGTCAATCTTTTGTTAAATCGTAATCTTTATCATAATATTCATCACAATCAGGGTTATCGTGTTGTTTTAAATATTTTCCATTGCTATCCAATTTTGATTCATATTTATTTACGAGTGCCAAATATTCTTTATCTGCGATTGATTTTTGGCACTCTAAGTAAATGCTGTATGCTTCATCAACTGTATTTTGATAATTTGTATATTCATTTCCAAAATACATCCTTTTCATTGTGTACATATATTCAAATATTTTAGGATTAACCCAATGAGTATTTGAATAGTACTGATGCCATCCGTTAGCTTTTAATATTTTTATTTTTTCTAATTCAGTCATTTGGACACGGTAATGCTTCTGCTGTTCTAAGTTGTTCGAAAGGTTTCATTTTACTTTGTTTTAGTTGTTATTTCTGATACAAATGTACACATACTTTTGCAGATTTCAGCTAATTTTGAAACGGATAGGTTTTTCATTATTCCCCCTCCTCTTTTAAACTTGGTTTTGCAACATCCCCATTTTCATATAGCCTATCTACTATAAATTGACCATATCCTACCATATCAGCTAATTTATCAGCATCTAATCCCCCTTCATTAAAAAGTATAGCAATTTCAATCATTTGTTTGTCGGTTGGTAATTTAAACTTTTCCTCAACCTCCTTACATGGAGCAATGCCTTGTTTATCCCTCATAAATTTACAGCCACTTTCAAAGTATTCTAAACCCCCGAACTCTATCTGTTCATCACCTGTATTGATTAGGTCAAACGCCTTTCTGATTTCAGCATCCGATACCTCAACAGGTTTTGTTTCTAAGCCTTTTTGATACGAAACTTCCATTGCTTCAATTATTTTATTGAAAGTGTAATCTGAGCTTCCAAAGAAAATATTTTTTAATTTATCTTTTAAAATTAATTCAAACTCCTCTCTTAGTTTTTCTGTGTTCATCTTTTTTCTTTATTAAGTTAGTTATTTTGTTGGAGGATTAGGGAGTGGTTGCCAATGGGTAACATTCA